TTTGTGCATTGTAAATGTAATTACCAAGTTCTGTATCAATAGTGAAACCCCATTTAACGTCTGTTGGATATTTTAAAAAGTTTAACTGAATATCATTTGTTCCATTAACAATGGTCGATGGGTATAACTGTATGACATTATTTTCATAAGTATATACAGGGTATCTAGTAGTTGGTGCAGTTAGTGGAGATTGGTTAGTAGTATAAACCTCGTGTTTTTGTATTCTTTGAACTTCTCTACCTGCGCTAGATCCTGTTTCAAAATAAACAACATCACCTAATTCTTGAACCGCTGTAGTTGGTGTTACAGTTCCAGTAGCAGATGTGCTAAGAGTTTCAACTCTTTTAAATATTTGTATCTTTTCGTCTAATAAAGCATATCTATCAGCGTATGCTAGACTCGTTTGAGGTTGTCTCAGTAACTGGTTTAGTTCATCAAAATACTCTATGAATATTTCTTGCTGTGCTTGTGTAGCAACTTTGTTGAATTCAGTAGGTGTTAGCACACCTCTTTTTTCTTGTTGCAATACTACAAGTACAGACTTATATACCTGATTTATGTTTATAGCCATTTTGTTTTTTTTTATTTTTGCGTATTAGGCCCGAGTGAACGGGCCTTTATACTATTGTTACATGTTATTTTAGTTTTTTCTCTATTGATTTAAAAACTTCAACACCTTCATCTGTCTTGAACCACGCAGCCATTGCTGAATATGGGTTCTCATCAAAAGGTACTGTCATTAGCTTACGATCATTAGATGCCCAGGAAAAAATTCTGTTATCTCCACTGAGTTTTATAATATTATTTTCTCTTGCTCTAATAGCTATGTTTCTTAATTGTACATTTTCATCGTTAGCTATTTCAATAAATAAATTTGGTTGATTCTTGGCAAACAGTAATAAATCTCTCTTAAGCTCTTTAGAAGTTAGTTCAGATACTTTAGAACCTAACTCAACTCTTAATATAGCTTCTGCAAAATCAGGATCCATTTCCATAGCAGCATTCATTGCTATCAATTGAACTTCTATATCTTCAACTTCATCTACTGCTTCTTCAATTTTATCGTATTCAGCAAACAGTAAACTACGATGAGGATGTTTACTTAAGAACTCTTGTAAATTTCTTTTTTCTTTGGGTACCATAAGCATACCCATTTCAAAAACTATATGTTGTAAAGTAACTTGACCTTGTTGTTCATCAACAAATATAGAATTTTGATTAGTGGCGTATCTTAACTCTCTTTCATAACCTTTTTCTGGATCAAACCAGACTAAAGGATATTTTCTAGTATGTTTACTAGGTAAAGTGTATGTTAAAGGATTTTTGCCATCAATTAGATAGTATGTTCTATCTTTATATTCCCAAGTATCTTTTTTTACTTCAGGAGTTGCCGAGGCTTTAGCCACAGGCTTTTTCTTTTCTTTTGTTTCCATAATATAATATAATATAATAATTTAAAAAAAGACCCCGCCGAAACGGGATCTTATTATTGTTTTTATGATGTTGGTTGAGCTAATACACTCATAGTAACACCAGTTACTGGTAAACTAAGCTCTGTTAAAGGAGCTTTTCCAGAAGCACCGTTTATAACATCAATTGCATCTGCAATTTTGTCAACGTCTGCTTGCACAAAGTTATCACTAGCACCTGTACCAGCGGTAATTACAACTTTGCACTGTGAAAGATATTGAATAACAATACTATCACCTGTAGTTGCCGTGTCTAATTTTACATCGCCAACATTGTCAGCAGATACTAAATCAAAGCCACTTGCTTTTTTTAATTTCACATATCCCATTTTCTTATTTTTTAAATGTTAATAAATAATTAAGCTCCTTTGAATAACACGAAGTTATTAGCAGCTTGTGTAACTAAACATCTTTCAGATAAGAAGTGTACAGACATTGCATCTAAATCAGAAGTATAAGCTCCTCCAACTGAACCAGTAATCCAGTTTTTGAATCTTCTATCTTCAGTTTCAGAAGCTCTATATCTTACGTGTAAGAAAGGTCGTCTGATGTTTGATCCTAACATTTGATCGTATACTGTTGAAGTTCCAGCAGGAACAAGTACACCATCAATAGCTTTGTCTAACCCTCTTGTAGATGCATCGTTTAGATATTTCCAGTCAGTTTTGTAGAAGTCATAAGAACCTCTTCTGAATCCAGTAAATCCAAAGTTTAATGCCATCTCTTGCTCGTTGTCAAATAAACCATAAGAAGCTGAAGCTGTAGAAGCATAACCTCCACCTGCCATAGCAGCAATCATATCGTCAAAATCAAGAGCAGTAGATCTAGATAAGAAAAGCATGTTTTCTTCAATAGCACCTTGCTTGTCTAAGTTTTTGAGTATTTCATCAAAATCTCCCATTGCACCTGAACCAGGAGCAGCAGCACCAGCAAAACCAGAGTATATGTTACCTCTGTCTTCGATAGCAGCAAATAAACCTTGAGAACCGTCTAAACCTTGACCACTTAAAGTAGTAGCACCACCAGCAGCTGTTTTAGAATTTTCACCTTCAACCATTTGCATTTCAAGATAATCTTCAAAACGTAATCTAGTTTCAGACTCAGCTTTTAGATACCATAAATATCCAGACGTTCCGTCTTCAGTAGCAACTTCAACCCACCCAATTTGAGCAGTGTCAGAACCATTGATTTCGTATTTGTCTTTGATAATTACAGGTCTGTTAGCAAATTGAGTAAAAGATGGCTCAATAGAACCTGACATTCCGTTAGTACCTTTTTTAAACTCAGAACCGTATACAAACATATTGACGCCTGTAGTTCCTAATAAACCAGCAGGTAAATCGTCACTCCCATAAGGTGAACATGTAAAACTTAAAGCATTAGAAGCTCCGTCAACTACAGGATTTCCAGCACCTTGCGCGGTGTCAAATACTTCAGTCACGTGAACTTTAGCAGTTACCAAACCAGTAGCTTCATCTGATAAAAGAACTGTTTGTCCTTTTCTTACAGCTATGCTAGTAGCGCTGTTTTTACCAGTTGGGTTATCCAAACTTGGAGTAACTTGGAATACACCAGTGTTAGCACCTGTTTCAGTTATGGCTTGTGTTACCTTTTTGTAAGAGATATGTAATCTATTTTGTTCAGACCAAATAATTTGATCAGAAGTCATAGGCATTTCAGCTCCTACCATTCTCAAGAAACCAGACAAAGTCCTGTTTCCGTATCTTTCTACTTCTGCTTCGTAAAGCTCCGGTAGATATTGTTGTGCAAAGTCCTTTCCAGCTCCAGTATTGAATTCTAAAAAGTTAGAACTCAATGCCATTCTGTTTTGAGAAGGGACTATTGACGCGGGAAAACTCCCACCTGATAAACTCATAATTTTAGTTTTTAGTTTTTATTTTTTGTTTTAATTTTCAACTTAGAACTATCAACGCCAGACACTGCTTTAACTTTTAATCCGCCAATAAAAATATCACCATTATTTTGAGGTCGTGATGATGCTTCTATATTTTTAGATTTATCAACTACATCTTTAATTCCATCGGATTTACCTTGTTCATAAAAATGTTTAGCTATAGTATCAGCATTTCTAGCAGCAAACATAGCTTTGTGGTAGCCTTTATGATCGGCTATTGAACCATCTTCATTTAAGAACATCTTAGTGAATTCTGATAACTTAACCTGTGTCTTGCCTACCTCTTGAGCATTATTAATATTATAACTAAACTTCTTTTCTCCTACGTTAAACTCAAAACCTTTGAAATCCTCGGAAAAATATTCGTTAGTTAAATCAATAAACTCTTGCTGTTGTGTATTTGCTCTTGCTTGTTCTTTGTTGTATCTATTGAAAAAGTCCGTTGCTTTTTGTTGATCTTCGGTTATACTAGGTCTCAACTTGATCTCTTCGTAATATTTATCCTTAGTCTCTTCCAAAAAACTTTTGGCATTTGCAATTTCTTCTTTAAAGGCGAGTTTCTTTTTCTTTATATCTCGCTCTTCATCCAACTCTTTATCAAATCCAAATTGATCTTCCATTATAAAATCAATTTCTTCATTGTCTAAATGTGGCTTAGTACTTTTGTAATATTCTCTTAATAAAGTATTTTCATCAACACTAGAAATATCAGTGTCTAATCTAACATAATCCTTAACAGTTCCACCTGTTTCTTTCATGAACTTAACAAGCTTATCTAAACCTTCAGGTAGTTCTAAGTTTAGTTGAGGTTTTGTTTCTTTTTTTACTTCTTCTTTTTTTTCTTCAGTTTCAGTAATTTCTTGTATAATAGGTTCTGTTGATTCTTCTTTTTTTAAATCAACTTCTTCTTTTATCACTTCTTCTACTTTTTTCTCTACCTCTTCTTTTACCTCTTCTTTTACCTCTTCTTCTACTTTTTCTTTATTAAGATTTATTTTCAATGGAGTGTTTTCTTTAATTAATTTATTTGGTTTTTTCTTAATTTTAAATTCACCTTGAGTCAACTCTCCTCCTTTTGTTTCTTTTATTTCTTCTGACATAATATAATATAATAGTTAATAATTACTCTACTATTGCTTCGGGTATAGAGTCTTGTGCCCCGCCACCTTGTTTAAAATCTATAGGTGGTAAATTTAAATTTCTTTGATTAATCATTTCACTTTGCTGAGTACCTTCAATCTTTGTTCTTGTATCTTTTCTATCTTCTATTAGCTTTTCTTTTTCAAAAAGTCTATCTACTTCCATTTGTTTTAACTCTTTGTCAAACTTGAACTGCATCTGCATCATTTGTTTTTTCAACTCTGCATCTTGCTGCATTTTGTTTATTTCAAATTCTGATTTACCTTTAGCTATTTGAAGAGTTGTCTCTGCTAGCGCTTGTTGTTTTTGCATTTCAGCCAATGTAGCTCTTTCACTAGACTCTGCATTTGCTTGAGCTTGAGCTTGTATGTTAGCTTGAGACTTTTGTTGATCTTCAGCAGCTTTCTGTTTTCTTTTAATCTTTATATATTGATTAGCTAGCTTTAAGTTTTTAATATCTCTTATCTCTATAGCATCTTCTAAGTTTATAGATTGTGACTGTAATGCTACTTGTATGTTTTGCTCTAGTTGAGCTTTTTCTTCCTCGTCTGGAACTAACTCTAAAAATATACCAAACTCAAACATATTTAAATTCTGCATGTCTTCTAATGTACCTACGTTGTAAGAACTAATACTTGACTTTAGAGCTTCTTTAGTTAGAGGAAACTCTAGCATGTCAGCTATTCTTAAAGATATATTTTCGCATGTTCTAGCTGATAGATATAAACTAGCTTGTACTATATGTTTAGTTGCTGTATTAGAATTAGCAGCAGCAAGCTTTTGTAAACCTACTAAAGAATCTTTATTTGGCTGACTACCATCTCTAGCTTCATTAAGACCGGTAACATCTCTCATCATTTGTAGATAATATTGATAAGTTTGAATTAAAGACTGCATCTTAGCAGCTCCTGATCCGGATTGTAGCTCTTGTATTGGAACTTTACCTGGGTTTGCGCCACCATCTTGAGTCATCGATCTACCTAATATACTACCAGTTTGAAAATACATATTCAATGCTTCTGCTGGATTATAATTAGTACCATTACCTAAGTCAACTTCTGCTAACCCATCTACATCTAAGAAAACACCATCTGGCACTGTTCTAGCTAAAACTTGTTGAAGCTTTAAATGAGTTAGTTGGATCATATCAGCAAAACCTGTCATTCTACTAACTAAGGACTCTATACGACCCTTATACATCTTAGGAGCGCATATGTTATAATTCATATTTACTTTAACTAAATTAGAATCTGGTCTTACCATATTCTTAGCTAGCTTCCAGCTTAACATCATGTCGTGGCCTAAAATTTTTGCTCCTTGATACAATACCTCTATAGATCTTGATACTCTATCAAAGTTATCGTTTTTAGGTGGATTAAAAGTATCTGGTTTTTCAATAGCTTTTTCCAAGCCAGTGTTAGTTTCTTTTATTTTAAAAACTTGATTACTATAAGTTTTATACTCATAATACAAAACAGCTACACTATTGTTGTCTTGTCTGCCGTTAAATTGATAGTTGTAGCTAGCGCTACCAGGGTACTGCTGTATTGTTTCTAAATCTTCATCATCTAAGTAAGGAAATTCTTTTTTAAGTTCATTTAAACTTATATATTTAACTTCCCCTACGTACCATATATCTTGAAAGTTTGGATCATCAGTATATGAATAAACTAAGTCAGCCGGATCAACGTACTTTACAGTAACACCTTCAGACAAGTTAAAAGAAGTTTTAACAGCGCCAATGCCTAAAACTACTAAATCCTGCGCCATTCTTCTTCTAGTAAGTTCGTACTTGTTAAATGCTAAAGTGTTGTTTATAGCTTCTTCTTCTGCAATTTCAATTGATTGCTTGTAAGTTAATTGCATATGTACATCTAATTCTTCTCTATTTTGAGGAAGATCTTCTGGATTAGAAGTAGAATACATATTCATGCCTGTTACACTCTGTATTTGATCTATAAGTTTTTTTGCTTCTATATCTCTTAGTAGAGCTTCTGCATATTGAGTTCTTTTCTTTATTGACTCTGGATCTTGAGCATAAGCTTTAACATCATATAGCTTGCCATCCATGCCATTAACTACTATATCTACAAACTTAGGTATAATAGGTACTGGTTTCCAGTCTAAATTTAAATAAGATAAATCACCATTAATTGCTAACTCATCTTTGTATTTTTGAACTGTTTGTTCGCCTCTCGCGTATAATCTTAAATTTCTAAAATTATTATAATTAGTGTTATACCTGCCTGACACGCCAGTTCTAGTACCGCTAAACCAATCTCCTTCAATCGCTCTACCAACTTGCCTGCCGTAGTCTAAACTTTCTTTAACCTCGTCAGGTACCACCTGATCCGGGAATGAACTGCCATTATAAGTTTGTATTTGCATTTATTTTTTTATTTTAGATAAACTTCCTTCGTTATTATATTTTTTTATACCTAAATCAATACTTTTTTTAGTAATCATAGGCACGGGCGTATACTTGTTTTTATTACAAGCCATTATTGCTAAACCAGAGCTTATAGAAGCATCGTGCTTTGTCCTGTTGTTTATGTCAAAAGTAGCCCAGTCTTCTAGTGTTTTTTGAAAATACATATCACCATATTCTTCGTTAGAATATCCAATGTGAGTTTCTATATAAGATTCAATAGCAGCCGCGTGAGCTTGCTTAATGTCTTCACTTGAATTAGGTATTCCACCAATTTCTTTTTCTGTTGTAGATAATTTATTCCAAATTTTATCTGGTCTATTTATTGAAAAACCTCTATAACCTCTACGTTTAAAATAATATAATAATCTAGGTTTATTATTTTCAGCTAATATTGGCATGCCGTAGAATATACAAGCCATCAACACGTCTTCAAAGAATATCTCAGCTGTTTGAGGTCTTGATATATACTCTAAAAAGAAATGATTAGGTGGAGCATCTTCCATGGAAAATTTAGTTAATCCGTGTAGCGATCCATTAGAACCTTTACCGTCAACAGTACCGCTAATGTCGTAAGAGTCACAACCAAAAGCTCCAATATGCTCGTTGCCTGGATATTTAATGCCATTTTTTATTATAACTTTATTTTGTAATCCTAAATTTGGTACCCAAGAAACCATAAATCTACCTTTATCATTAGGGTAGAATACAACTTTAGTATCTTTAACACCATTTACCCACTGGAAATTACCTTTAGAAACTCTACTTAAATTATTTATTTCTTCGTTGTAATCTATTTGTTGGTATATTTTAGTTAAATTAAATATAGACTGTTTTGATTCGTCTCTGAAAGCATGTTGTTCAGTTCTTGGAAACTGTCTGTAATATTCATTTAAACTGTCTTGATCATTTTTTAATCCTTCAACTTCATTTTCCCAGTGCTCAATAACGCCTGTTGTAATGTCGTAACCGTCAACTCCTTTGATTGGATTTTCTTCTCTAATGAAAACAGGTAATCCGTAAGAATCCATGAATCCTTCGTAGTTCCATTCCATAGGGACGAACAAAGAATAGAGTCCAGAAGAAGTTTGTCCGTTACGATTTCTCTTTGTAACGTCTGAATTATAGTATAATTTTTTGAAGTTGTTTCCACCTTTATCTAATGCGTTTGAAGTTGAACCCATCATACACTTGCCTACGATTCTTGATCCTAGCCTTAGTGTAGTCTTTGTAACTCGCCAGTTGTTTAGTATGTTGTCTGGTCTTTCCCATTTTCCACTTTCATCATGTGCTAATAATTTTAATTTCTCACCATCGTAAGAGTTGTCGCCGGTATTTTTCCAGTCAATAGTTGTGTCAAGTCCATCTAGTTCTCTTAGTTGCTCATTACTCTCAAGCTTTCTTCTAGTAAGTTTTGAAGCCGGAACCCTATACGCCAGTTCTGTCTTAGGACGATCCATACCGTCTTGGATCGGCTTGAAGAAAAACGGATAGTTAACGGATATTGGCACGACTTTATCTGTAAACAT